GTCCCAACAAAACTTTGGCGAAGACTTAATATTCGGGCCTCGTGGCGGTCGTATATACTACTGGGCGGCTACAGATGACTTGCGTACTAGAGCAGTAGAGTTATCGGGGTCAAACGTACCTGTAATACAAAACCTTATTCTCGTGTCGGATATTAACCGTTTTGTGTTTTGTTTCGGCGCTAATCCGTTGGGTTCAGCCGCTCGAGACCCTATGTTAATTCGCTGGTCCGACCAAGAAAACGCTGAAAATTGGACTCCAGATGCAACGAACCAAGCGGGTAGTTTGCGACTGTCCCGAGGCACAGAAATTGTAGCCGCTTCTCAGGCGCGACAGGAAGTTTTGGTGTGGACTGACTCGTCCCTGTATTCCCTGCAGTATGTAGGTGCAGAATCTGGAGTGTGGGCCGCTACGTTAGTCGGTGAGCAGTCGTCTATAGCCTCTCAAAACGCGGTGGCATACGCTAACGGTGTTGCTTACTGGATGGGCAAAGATAAGTTTTATAAATACGATGGACGTACGCAGCCATTACCCTGTGATTTACGTAAATACGTGTTTAGCGATTTTAACCCAGAACAGTTTGACCAAGTGTTTTCGGGCAACAACGAGGCATTTAACGAAGTGTGGTGGTTCTATTGTTCTGCGGGTGTGGATACTGCGGACAGCTACGTAGTTTACAACTATGTCGATAACATATGGTATTATGGGTCTATGGCACGATCTGCTTGGTTGGACTCAGGACTTCGGGCTTTCCCACTCGCAACTACATACAACGGCGTGGTCGTGGAACATGAAAAGGGTATTGACGACAACGAGACAGCCACACCCGCTGCTATATCTGCGTTTATAACCTCTGCGGAGTTTGATCTTGAAGACGGCCACCAGTTTGCGCTTGTGTCTAGGATGATACCAGATGTGTCTTTTGAGGGGTCTACAGGCAACAGCCCGACTATAAACATGACATTACAACCTTTAAACTCTTCGGGGTCGGGGTTTAACTCACCTGTTTCTGAAAGTGGTGTAAACACAGGGACGGTGATACGCACTGCTAGTTCTCCTGTTGATGTATACACAAGTCAAATACACACTCGCGTAAGAGGTAGGCAAATGTCTATGAAAATAGAGTCCTCCACTGTAGGCGTACAATGGCAGCTAGGTTCGCCTAGACTTGACATGCGCCCTGATGGGAGACGGTAATGGCTAATAACGATCATGTCATAGGGTTTCGTGCGCCAGCGCTGCCATACCCACCTAAAGAATACGAACCGTTTCAGTTTGAAGAAGCTAATAAAGTTCTGCGATTGTATTTTAATCAGTTAGACAGCGCGTTGCGAAACAATTCTTTAGCGAAACAATCTGAAGCTATAGGGTGGTTTATCGGCTAATGGGAAATGTATATGTAAACGCTAAAAAAGACCTCACGACCACTAACGTGACCACGTTGTACACCTGCGCTGCACTAACAACAGGCATAATAAAGTCTATCATAGTGTCAGAAGATACGGGCAACGCAGACACAATAACGGTTACCCTGACCAACGGAACGTCTGTGTTTAGCCTGTTTAAAACCGCAGCAGTCGGGGCTAACGGCACCGTAGAATTACTAACCGCTCCCCTTGTTGTAGGCGCTAGTGAGATACTAAAAGTAACAGCGGCTACTGCTAACAGGTTACACGTAGTAGCGAGTATTCTTGAAGTAACTTAACTAGCCATTGGTGTAGAAATGTCGTAGCGTAGCCGCACCCTTAACAGATAGGTGCAAAATGGACTTTATAGAACTTTTCGACGCGTGCGTAATTGAAACCAATCCGCGTCCAGACAAATACACAAAACCAACATCTTTAGAAACATCTCTGTCAGAAGAAGATATCGGGCTGGATAGCTTGGATGTGACGCTTACTATGGTGCTATTAATGGAGGTATACGGCATACCTGACACTGAGGATTTTAACGTACCCACGGAGTCTTTAGGCGCTATGCAAGAATACATGCAAGCCAATAAAACTAGAGAATTTGATTCTGTAGAAGCCGCTATGGAGTCTGTTACATGATATACATGACCCAATGCGCTACACTTTGTACAACAGAGATTGTTGACATCGACGACATAGTACATCCGCAAAAAGTTAATGTGATTATGGACACATACAAACGAGCCAAAAGCGGTATATCCTACCCACCTCATAAGGCGTTTGACCGTGTTATAAAACAAGACGTAATTGATTATGTGCTTAACAACCCTGTTGAGGGTAAGACGGCTTTTATTTTCGCTGCGGGTAGCCAAGGCTGGGGTTGGAACACGGGTAAATATGACCGTAACCCTGACGCAAAGCTGCACAGCAAATGCAAGATACCGTTTATTACTCTGTCTAATATCTATGCAGGACGCATTGCGAGCATCTTTCACGTAGCGGACCACGTTAGTACCGACGCAAGCGCGTGTGCTTCAGGAATAAAAGTGCTTATGGATATGCAACACTTGTTTCATCTGTACGGCTTTGACCGTGTTATTGTGATGGCAGGAGAAGATGCTACGTCTATACAAACCTTAGAGTTCTTTGGGGAAGCTAACGCACACATACCTCTGGACTCGCCTCGTGTGCCCTCTGCGTTTGACAGTGAAAACTACGGGTTCCACGTTGGGCAGGGTGCGGCCCTAGCAGTATTTGAGCGTGAACATAAGGGTATGGCGGAGCCACTGTGTAAGTTTATGGGCGCATATGCTGCGTCTGAGGATAGCACTAACCCACTAGGACAACGCCCTGATGGCAATGGGTACGCAAAAGCAGTTACAGGAGCTTTAGAAGTAGCTAAAGTAGCACCTAAAGATGTTAAGCTGGTCAAGGCTCATGGGACGGGAACAAAGATGAACAACCTGTCCGAACGTGCGGCTTTAACGAGCGTGTTACCAGAGTTTATAGCTACTGCGTACAAACCTTCTATTGGGCACACACTTAGCGCAAGTGGGCTTATGGAGACAGGGCTGTTGCTTAATGACTTAAAACGCGGTATTGTACCAAAAATCCTCAATAGGACCGAACATGACGACGTGTTTCTGTCCTACGATGCGTCTGCTCCTGACAAGGGGCCATTTATGAGTCTGGCTGCGGGTATGGGTAACACCTACGCGGCGGCAATATTTTCGACGGAGGTGTAGGATGTCTACTGTAATTGATAGTAAAGTCACTCAGTTAGAACCTGCGCAAATTATTACAGAGTTTGCGGGTAATTACAATTCTACGGAATATCCAACAGAAGTTGTTCTAGCTTCGATAATGAAAGAAATTACAATGCCCGATACTGACCTAGTACAGTTCGGAAACACGGCATTTATTGGGCATCGTGGTAAGGGCAAGGACAAACACAAGATGGTTGGTCGTGGGCTTACCGTCGATACAGCGCAAAATTTTGTGTCAGCAGGGTTTAAATTCTTTGACCATCTAAAGGAGTTAGGCATTACCAATTATATAACTCAGTACGACGGGCCAATATACGATAAGGCGTTTGAAGTGTGGAAACGTCAAGCTGATAAAGACAACGCAGGAACTAAAATTGCGGTAGGCAGGTTGGCTAACGGTAATTCTCAAGCGTATGTTTCTTTAGCAAAGGCAACGTAGTAGCATGCCCGCAGTTGTTAAAGTTATTGAAGACGTAGTTGACGTTGTAACCGACGTCGTTGGTACGATTATTGACGTTGTAGTCGATGTCGTTGATTGGGTCGTAGACGAGATTGTAGAACCTGTTGTTAAGGGTGTTGTTGACGTTATTGATTACGCGCTTGACAATCCTATTGAGGCTCTTGCAACTTTAGCGGTTACTATCGGTGCGCCATATCTGGCTCCGTTTATTGGAACTACCGCCGCGACGTTAACTGCAGCGGCTAAGTGGGTTATCCCTCTTGCCAGTGGTACACAAACACTTATCAATGGAGGTAGTCTTGGAGACGCCGTAAAGTCTGCGGCAATTAGTTTTGCTGGTACTTATGCAACGGGCGCAGTCGCCAAACTCACTTCTCCAACTATCCAACAAGTTACTAGCTCGGCTATAAAAAGCACGCAGTTGGCGACCACCGTTGCAAATGTTTTAGAGGCGGGAACTAAATCTGCTACTAAAACATTTGTTGCCAGTGGGGGCGATCCAAAAGCTGCTTTTAAAGCGTTTACAAACGCAGTGGCTCTTGGGGGGGTTAACGCAGGGTTAGAGGCCGCTACCGACGCCGTAATGGGAGGGATTGAGCAGTCTTTCTTAGACTCAGATTTAGGTAAATCTGTTAACGACTTATCAGCAGGTGTAAAAGAATCTATATATGCTAGTGTCGCTGCGGAACTTACTGGGCAAGATTTGTCTCCACAAGATATACTCGCTGCGTTAGATAAAGAAGGTTACGTGTCTAACCTTGTGGACAAGTACGTCCCTCTTGCCGACTTTATGGACGGCC